TTGATCTGTTTGCTTTAGTTTAAACACTTGATCCATGTAGGTTTTATATTCAAAATACAATACTTGAACAGTGTTTTCGTCATAAGCACCCCACCCGTATATGTAGTTCTGGTTGCTATATGATTTTTGTATTTTAGATAACGCTTCGTCTGATATGTGAGGAAACTGTTGTTTTATTTCTGCTATAGTAACAGCTTTAACTTCACCTACGTAATATATATCTTCGAAGTTTGGATCTTCCGTATATGAATGTATCATATAAGCAGGGTCTACATAATCTAAAGTTATACCTTCTGATATGTTAAAATTTGTTTTAGCAGCAGCAATACCAAGTGTTACAAGATCGTAGTTTAGTCTACGCTTTAATAGCTCGTATTTGTTTTTATCTAAAGTCTGCGTTATAGCCTCTTCTTCAGCTATCTCAATAGCCTGTTTATAAGACAGTTGTAAATGTAACTCCATTTCCTCCATAGTCTTAGGAAGATCAATAGGGGGTATATTTGTTTTAGATATATTTTGACCTGTAGTTCTTTCTACCTCTTGTATTATGTCTTGACCAAACATGTCCATAGCTAGGCCAGAAGCGTAGTCTGTTCTCTTTTTTATAGATGCTGGATCATTAGCGTAGGCTTTGATATCATAATCTTTATTAGATATACCGTTTGTTAATATGTCTACAAACTTAGACAATATAGGAACTGGCTTCCAATCTAAGTTCAAATAAGATAAATCACCGTTAATAGATAATTCATCTTTGTATTTCTGTGTTGATTGCTCTCCCCTGGCGTATAACCTACGTGTGTGGTAATTATTAAAAGAAGTTAAATATCTATTTCCATTAGTTCTACCTTGCGCAAACCATTCAGACTGTATTGCGTCAGCAACTTGCGAGCCATACTTAAGACTTAATTTTTCCTCCAAAGGTACTACCTGATTGGGAAACGCACTATTAGCATTATAATTTATATTCATTTACTTTATAATTTTAGAAGCAATACCGGTGTTATCATATTTTTTTATACCTAAATTATAAGATATAATTTCTCTTTTTGGTATGGGTCTATATCTGTTTTTATTGCAAGCCATAAGAGCTAGTCCAGAACTTATAGATGCATCATGCTTTGTTCTGTTGTTTATGTTAAATCTACTCCAGTCGTTTAGTGTTTTCTGAAAATACATATCACCATAACCTTTGTCTTGTAGACCTATAAAGTTTTCTATATATGTCTCTATAGCAGCGGCATGTGCTTGCTTTATGTCTTCACTTGAGTTTGGTATACCACCAATATCTCTTTCTGTTACAGATAATTTGTTGTAGATTTTATCTGGTCTGTTCATAGAAAAACCTCTATAACCTCTACGTTTAAAATGGTAGAGTAATCTAGGTTTATTGTTTTCGCACAGTATAGGCATTCCATAAAATACACAAGCCATTAAAACATCTTCAAAAAATATCTCAGCTGTCTGAGGTCTAGCTATGTATTCTAAGAAAAAATGATTAGGCGGAACATCAAGCATACTAAAACTAGTTAAACCATGAAGAGCTCCATTGGATCCTCTATTGTCAACTGTCCCTGATATATCATAGCTATCACAACCAAATGCGCCTAGACCATCATTACCTGGGTATTTAACCCCACTCTTTACTATTACACGATTTTGTAGGTTTTCAGGTGGAACCCAAGTAACTAAAAATCTACCGCTATTGTTTGGAACAAATATAACACTAGTATCTTTTATGCCGTCTCTCCATTGAAAACTACCTTTAGTAACTAGGGAGCTATGTTTTAAGTCGCCATTAAAATCTATTTGCTCGTATATTTTAGTTAGGTTAAACAGTGATTGTTTTGCTTCGTCTCTAAATGCGTGATCTTCTGTTCTTGGAAACTGTCTATAAAATTCATTTAAAGCGTCTTGATCTCCTTTTAAACCATCAACTTCATTTTGCCAATATTCTATAACACCTAAATCTATTTGATTTCCATGTGGTCCTACAACTTCTTTTTCTGGCGTGTCGAATACAGGTATGCCATAAGAATCAATGTATCCCTCGTAGTTCCATTCCATAGGTATGAACAAAGAATAGAGTCCTGAGCGAGTCTGTCCGTTGCGGTTTCTTTTTGTAACATCTGAATCATAGTAAAGTTTTTTAAAGTTTTCTCCACCTTTATCTAATGAGTTACAGGTGCTACCCATCATGCACTTACCTATTACCCTGCTACCTAATCTAAGCGTTGTTTTCGTAACCCTCCAGTTGTTGAGGATGTTGTTCGGCCTTTCCCATTTACCCGATTCGTCGTGGACGAGGAGTTTGAGTTTCTCACCATCGTACGAGTTGTCGCCTGTGTTCTTCCAGTCGATCGTGGTATCAAGGCCTGTGATCTCTTTGACCGCTGCATTTGTGTCAAGCTTCTTACGTGTAAACTTTGAGGCGGGGACTCTATATGCGAGCTCGGTTTTTGGCCTGTCCATACCGTCCTGTATTGGTTTGAAGAAGAATGGGTAGTTGACCGAAATTGGTACCACCTTATCTGTGAACATCGATTTAGCATCAGGGCCCGATTTGGACAATATCCCGTACCGTGAATCCGAGGATATAGTTGCAAGATTGACGGTCTCAGCCGAGGACATAAAGGAAAATCCTGATCTACGGTTTTTAAGATAACACATTCCATAAGACCGTTGGTCTGCCTTGCATGCTTCCCAAAATATAAAGAACAATCTGTTTGCTTCTCGAAAGTCTGGTTTCCCAACATCAATTTTGGACCACTGCAGGTACATAAAGTGAGTACCAGTAACGTAAGTATCCAGATCCTTATTATTGAACCAAAAACCTTGTTCTCGTCTAGTAAACTCTTTATCGATGTAATCATACCATTTTTCTTTGAAATCTATGGGATAGTTTTCCCAATCAAATATTGTTTTTATTTTCTTTAGCTCATTCGGTAATTCTGTTCTCTCCCAAGACTTTGATTTAAACTTAACAACGTCTTTAGGTTTTGGTAATGCAATCTTTAGGTTTTGTATATCGTATATCTCACCTATTTCTCCTGTCTTGCTTATAACAACAACGTCATGTTCTTTGTTATAACCATACTCCCATTTCTTATACCTATTATTCTTTTTTATTATATGAGGCTTAATATGGTCATCTACTATTTTATATAAACTTTGAGTATACATTATTTAGACCTCCCTTCTGCAAAACCTTTGAAAGTTTTTTCTTTACTCTCTCTAGGCTTTTCATTTAGTATAGCTTCCTCTTCTTGAATCCTTTGTAATATTTCAAAAGCATCGAATATAGCAAGCTTCTTAGTGGCTGCTGCATTTTTTAATCTGTCTGCTGATATGTCGTCATCTGAATCAACTATAGCTTCTTTAGCTACCTTTATTAACTCTTCAACAGCTTTCTGCCCAGCTAGGATTATACTCTTCTTCGTCTTCTTTATATCCATGTTCTAATAAAATATCATTTGATTTCATACAATATAAACGTTCTCCGTCTATATTAAACTCCCATTCAGACCCAGCTTTAAACGTTACTATATGTCCTGGAGTTATTCTAAGCTCTTCTAAGGAGCTATTACCTATTTTGAGTATACCAATATTGTTTGCTTCTTTATTGTTTCTTAGAAGCTCTGTTTCTTTTATTGGTATTATAAAGCAACGGTCGTTTATAGATCGCCATTTGTCTTTTCTTTTATATAGGTATACTTGGTCAACACTAGCAAAGTACAAATCGTCTTTAAAGTAAGATCTACTATTTGTTTGCTTACCTTGCATGTTATAAAATCTTCTAAAAATATTCTGATGTATTACAACTATATCACCCTGTTTAACAGGCGTTGCAATAGCGAGAGGTGTTGATACTACTTCAGCAAATCTATTTACAAACTTCCAACCTTCTATCTTAGTATTTAAAACTAATTCAGTGTCTCCTATTTTTTTTGTATTTGCGTATCTATCACCTACCGGCTTAACGATAAAGTCATATACACTTTTCATTAATACTTTATATCGTACTCTATAGATATAG